TCTAAATCTGTCCAAGTATAAGTCGTTCCGTTTATGTTTTGGTTGCTGGTAGTGATAGGAGGTGTAATTGAATTACCGTCCATTTGGATTCCAGAACCTGAGACACTATACTGAAATCCACCATAGTCTGTTGTTCGTATAGTCTCTGTAATATTAGTTGTTGTTTCTGTTCGACTGGTGCTTGACCCTTGAGTAAAGTTAGGAACCACAGGGACAGCATAGACAGGGCTAGATATAAGAAAAACAAACGGTAGTGTCCTCCACATTAATCAATAGTTAAATCAGTTACAAATTGTCCTGTTAGTACTATTCCAGTTCCTGTTCCCCCTGTAAGGGTCATTGTGTGATGGTCTAATGTTACGGCTGCTGTTCCAACACTTCCTGCAGCAGTTGAAGTTAAATCACTAAAGTTTTGCACAGTACCAAGTGAAGTTATTGCTGCTGTTGGAGTAGCGTCACCTTCTAAATAGGCTTGAGAAAAGCTGAAAGTTTCGCCAGCATTTGTTATTGATGCAGTTGGCATAGTCACTGCTGGAACCCCAGAAGTCACAGATCCAAAGCCACCTACAGTTGAGTTGCTATTAGAATCTACTGTTGTTATATTTGTTCCACTTATGCTGTAGCTAGATCCTAATTTGTCCGCTGTGCTTGCAGCCGATAAACTTTCCAGTTTGACACTAGAAGTAATTGAACTCTGAATATCACAATATGCAGCAGATGGTATACAGAGGGCTGCTATTAATAAAAGCTTTTTCATTTGATGCCGACTTTGTTTTTACTATTATCTACTATTTTAGGAGAATTGGCATTTTTCTTTTTGTTAACACTGATACCGTAGCTGCCTAGGACCCCACTGGTCAAGCCAGCTAAAAACGCTCCATCATTACGAATCTTGTCCATATACCCCAAAGTCATCATTGCTAAACTCCAACAAAGAATCATAAATCGAACACCATGACCAAAAAGTTCAGCTAGATCGGTTCCTTCTTTTTCTTCTTGTTCTTCCATAAGTAAAAGGCTTTATGGCAAATATAGCAAAAGTTGTTATGTTAGGAAAGAAAGATAATTATTATGCTAGCAATTTTAAAACCAGTTGTTCTTTTGTTTGTAAAAAGTTCATCTTTTAAACGCTTTATCATAGACATTTTAGAAGTTTTAGCAAAGCAAACAAACAACGACTTAGATGACAAAGCGGTTGCTTTTTTAAAATCAAAATTAATAGTATGAGAAATTTTTTTACTGTGTTTATTGAACCATTACCAATTGAAGTTCAGTTATCAACAGAATTAAAAATTCGAGACATAGAAAACTGCCAAGACATAGAACAATTAAAAGACTATGCCGCAGCAGTTACAAGACAAAATGCTAACCACGACTATATTCTTGGTGCAGCATTAGGTAGAATTGTTGAACTAGAAGAAAAAATTGAATTTAGACCTAGCAAAATAAGAAAATTTTTAAAGAAATTTTCTTAAAACTCATCATCATCTGAATCGTCATCTTGCTTTGGTTGATAATCAGAAATAACCATTTTCATGTATTGATTACCGCTTTTTGATGTAGCAGGCATCATATTTGCTCTAATTTTGACAGCATTGTTACCTTTATAATCTTTGACAAGATTTGCCTCATCCATTGCAAAATCATAAAGTTTAAGTATTTCATCGACAGTTATTTCTGAAACTGCCCAATATTTGTGATTTGCTCCGTCGTTCTGACAGTTAAACCACAACGAAAATTTGTTAGTTTGTGTTTGTGCCATTGATTTCTGGGTGTGAATTGATAAGTTTTTTGATTGCTGAATTTTTATTCAGTCCATTTTGTTTACAATAAATCCAAAATTTACTGTATTCTTGAGAGTTTAGTTTTGCGTGAATAATGTAAGCATTGTATTGTTTGTGTTTCATAAGTTAAAAAATCTAGCATGATTTTTTTTGTGTTCACAAAGCAAAAGTTTTACTAATTCCTCAGGCGGTACTTGATCTCCAATAATCGTCATATCTTCAGATATGTCATCTTCCTTAGACCATTTACCATACCTGTTTTCTCTCATAAAATGCCAAAATCCTTCAGAATCAGCCCATAAAGAATAGGCTCTAAGAATTTCGACGGTATGCTTTTCTTTTGTCATACCATAAATTTCCTAATGTAGGCTTCATGCTCTTTAAACTCGATGTCAGTTGCAAGAACTTTATCCTTTGAAGGAAAGTAAGTCTTTTTAAAGTTTTTCATAATCTCTGCTTTGTCAGGTCTTGAATTAAGTTCAGCCCTTAATAAATCAAACTCATCTTGTTTAAGTTTGGTTTTACCTTCTGGTGCAAGAGTTGGTGTAACTTTCGAACCTGAGTTCAAAGGAGAATTAGTGGGCTTTGATTTTTTTGCTTTACCTGTATTATCGGCATCAGCAGCTTTTTGACTCCAAGCATCAGCTTCATCATCTGCTTGTCCTAATCCGTAGGCAGCCAATAACAAATATCTTCTTGTATAAGTAAAAGCACTACCAATAGAAAAGTACTTATTCTTATTTCGATTTTCGCACCATTCTGTAACGATAGGTAATCTGGAATCAATAAATTCACCAGACTCGTGCATTAATCTACAAATCATCCATATAATTGGTTGATCTTTAGCGTCTGTTGAACATTCAGTTATAAAGGTATGGGATAACCCATGTTCAGTTGCAGGTGATACAGCTTGCTCTGCTTCAGCTAATGAAACATACGAGCCAAAATTACCTGCTGCATCACGGACTGCATTTGCGTAAACTTTTTGAAATTCACAAAGAGCTTTAGCAAGTTTTGGTGTTGCTTTTTTGATCGGTTCTTTTTCGACAAGTTTCCAAGTTTGCTCATCATTTTGTTCGGACATAAAAAAATAGTATCGGCAATTATAATATACCAATTAAACCTGTCTGTAACAACCTTTATTGATATATTATTTAGGTTTATAAACATATCCGTTAGGAAATCTTTGTTGAAATTCCCACGCTGTGGAAATCATATAATCTAAATCATAATGGTCAAATCTTAAATCCAATTCTTCTCTTGCTTTTTGTACATCAGCGACAGCAATAGCACAATCACCAAATCTTCTTGGTGCAAATTCATAGGGTATTTTTTTACCTGTTACCTCTTGAAATCTTTCAACAATTTCAAGAACACTATGACCATAACCTGTACCTAAATTATAAATATTACATTCTGGTTCTAGCATTTCAAGTGCAGCAACATGACCATAAGCAAGATCTTCAATGTGAATATAATCTCTTACTCCTGTACCATCGTAAGTTTCAAAATCATTTCCAAAAATTTTTAATTTATCAAGTTTTCCTATTGCGACTTGCGTTATATAGGGCAAAAGATTATCTGGTATTTTTTTGGGACAATCGCCAAGATTAATAGTTGCACCAATAGGATTAAAGTATCTTAGTAGATTAATCTGCATGGTTTGATCTGTTCTATACCAATCTTGCAATATGTTTTCTACTATTAATTTTGTTTTTCCATATGTACTTATAGGCTGTGTTCTGTGTGTTTCTGGTATAGGGTATTCCAAAGGATTTCCATAAACAGCACAAGAGCTAGAAAAAATTAGTTTTTTACAACCAACTTTTTTCATTGCATTAAACAAAATTATTGAGCAAGCAACATTATTGAAGTAATACCATAATGGGATTTCTTCTGATTCAGGCACACACTTCCAACCTGCTAAATGAATAACAGCGTTAATATTATATTTTTCTAATACCTCTACAACTTTAGGAAGATTGATAAGATTCTCATCAATAACAGTTACTTTGCCTATAAGTCTTTCAAGCTCATGCACTGCAAACATAGTTGAGTTAGAAAAATTATCAAAAATAATTGGCTTGTGTGCTTTTTTATAAAGCTCCGCACAAATATTTAGTCCTATATAACCTGCACCGCCAGTAACTAATACATTCATAATTTGCTTACCCTTATCCAAGCTCCTTGCTTATTTGGAGGTTGCATGGGTACAAAAAATTTTTCGGCTACAAGTTGCATAACCAAACTGTCATCCTCAAGCAACATCCCACCACTAGGTACTGATAATCCATCTAAAGTTGATCTACATAGTTTGTCTATATCTCCGATAATTTTACTTGTAGGAAATTTTGGTGCAGATGGCTTCAAAATTTCTGCATTTTTGCCAGTGCCAAAATGACTTTTTGGCCTAAAAAAAGTAAAACTAATTTCAACTTTTACAGGTTCAGTTATGACCTCGCCTTCATTTATACGCTGCTCAATACAGGCAGAAACTACCTGATTTCGCCACGGAGCTACAAATTGACTAGCTTCTCTCATGCCAAAGCGTGTAGATATTTTGCTGCCTTGCGGTGCAGGTTTGCCAACTACATTAATTAAAAGTGGCTTTGTAGATACAAGTTTCATTTAGTTGTATCGCCTCTTTTTTCTTTTGTAAGTAAATATTCTTGTAATGCTCTATTATTAATACTTTTTGGACTTGTCCAATTAACGTCATTCTTATCTGCTCGTGGTAATCTAGTTATTTTTTTATTAGGATTATTTGCTTGTGCTAAATATTTTAGTCTATCTTTGCAAAGAGCATAGACAAATTTTTGCTTTTGTGTAAAAGGAATACTTATGTCTTGTTCTTTTAATCTCAATAAAAACAATCTACATTTAGAATCGCTTGCTGTATTGATTCTATGAATCCATCTTCTTTTAAATTCTGAGTTCATTTTTTCAACTCGTCACAAGCTAATTCTATGCCTATGTTGCAGTCAGCAACAGTCATGTCTGTCAAAGTAGAATTTAATGTTATAAACAATGCCAATGGAAAGATGACATATTGAAAGAGATAGTAAGTTTTATTCATGACCAACCTCTCTTGATTTTATATTTCAAAAGTTTTGCCATTTGATTTCTGTATGCGGCTCTTTCATTTGAAAATTTACCGCAAGTTTTGTAATCGGCACGAGCAAAAGCAAATTGGTATTGCTGATCAGCTTCGTTTACCTTTGTTCTGACTTCTGCAATTTTGTCAAGAAGTTCAGTTTTGTTGTCAAAGTGAAGATTCATTTGTTTGGTGGTAGTAAATTAATTGTAATACAAATAAAGTCAATTGTCAAATAAAAGAATTAGAGGTTATTTAGCCTCTAATTCCTTGATTCTGTTTTCTCTGATTTCAAGTTTTGCCCTTAACATAGCAACAGTCATGTCATCATAGAATCCTTTAGCTTCGATTGCCTCTCTTGGGCTTGTTTTATCAGCAGCTTTTAAGTATTCCGCAACAGTAAAGTTTTTGCAAAGAAAGTTAGCCCAAGTTCTCCAATTTTTCTTGCCATACTTGAAGCGGGCGATGAATACTTGGTCGCCTATGTTGTTCCCGTACATTAGATAGCCACCATTGTAGCTGAATAAATCTTTGTGAAAGATGAATGTTGGAGCTTTTGTTTCGAAAGTTGATTGAGTCATTTGGGCCTCGGTTGTTTGGTTATATTATTATTATACCAACAATTGTATTACAATTAAACCTTATTTACAAAACTGTAACAATTGTATTATGATTAAAATGTTTCAGTTTGTTTACAATTGTATTACAATTAAGTTAATTGTATTATAATTAAATTGTTAGGGCAACTAACACTTCTGAAACTTGATAACTAAAGATTATGAAAAAGCCGAGATCATGGGCAGAGCTTCAAAGCCACCCAGACATCTTCAGAATTGAAGATGATCGAAACTTATTTAAGAACTCAGGTCAATCTGAAATTCTTATAATAATGCACGACCATGCTTCAAACCCAGTAACAGGCGAAAAAGGTGGAGGCTTTTATGCCGGAAACTTAGCTGACGCTGTTTCAAACTTTGATTGGGACTAACCTCCCAATCTTTCTTTTAAATTTATTACTACCGCTGTTATGTTAACTTTTAAAAACTGGAGAGAAACCAGACAAGGCAAATTCTTTCAACAACAAATGGTTGAAGGCCATAAATTTATGGCTGACACCGAACTTGAAAAAATTTATCAACTTTTCAAAAAACATCAATTTGGTGGAATTAAGGGTGTAACCATTAAAGAATGTTGGCATCTTCAAAACGAAGATGGTTCATTAAAAATCCCTTGCTAAATACAAGCTGCTCTTAAATAGGGCAGCTTTTTATTTGTCATTAAAAAAGGAGCAAGTGCCGAGAAAACTTGCTCCTTCCGTGTGCAGATAAGGGTAACCACTCCCTCAATTCTATTATAATTGGTTTAGTCGTGAAAACCAGTAATAAATGGACCTTCTAATGTTTTGTATTCAGAAGTACATTCTTTGATCTGTTCTTTTAGTTGATCTTGTTCTTTTACAAACTGTTTCATTCGTGCTTGTCTGCCGAATTTGTCTAATGGGCTATAACCTTTTCCGTTAAGCCATTCTGCGTAGCGTTTCATTTGAGCCATAATAAAAGTGGTAGCCAATTAATCATACAAAAATTTCTCGTTTTGTAAACCATACTTTCTCATAAGTGCTTCTATTACATCAGCAGGTAAAAATTCTTGTAGGTTTGGATCAGACCAACCTAAAGGAGGTAACAAAACCATTTGGCTGTGCATATTTTCGTTTTTTCGCTGCCAATTAATTTCCCACAAAATACCACCACCTAGCAAAATTTCTGTATTTGGACTTGCGAAAACTTGCATGGGTTTATTTTTACTATATCAATTAAAATTCTTCTTGCATCATTTTCCAAAAATCCAACTTGCTATGCCAAGCCTCAAGACAAGTGCTGACGTCTTGATATTCGCCTACAACAGTTTTTTCTGGGCGACACCAAATAGTTCTACATTCATCAATCCAAACACCCATTTCAATTAACATTGAAGCGTAAGCACCAAGCTGCTCATCCGTATTATAAGCGTTAGCATTCTTGTTACTTTGTGTTTTAAGATCAACCAAAACATATTTATTAGTTCTTTGGTCATATCCAAAAGCATCAAAAGTACCTGCAATACCATTTTTCCTGTCACACACAGTAAATTCTGTAGCAATAGGTTTAAAGTCTTGCGTCACATATTGATGATCTAATAAAGGTTCAATCCAATCCCTGTACTTTTCCCATTTTTTAATTTCATCTTCTCCGTATTCTTCGTGCTTTAACCAATGTTCAAAAGCCGAGTGAACAGTAGTACCACGAGGTGCCCAGTACTTTTTTGTTCTTTCAATAGCAAGTTTCTTCTTTTCATCCATATTAAAACCAGTTATGCCAGTTACAGAATGAGTAAATACTTCGCCAGTTGGTTCCCAAATATACCTATGTGATTCTTTATCAAAAATAATAGGAAGTGGTTTAAGTTGTTGTAGATCTTTGTTCATTTTAAGTGGTAGGTTTAAGGTTAATTTGCCAACGATAATGTTCGGCTGTCAAATGAGGAGATCCCATTCGAGAAATAGTTATATTTGATGGGTCGGAGCAATTAGCTATAACCCATCCGTTTTGCCATTCACCATTTGCTTGTAATCTTTGAACTTTTATCCCATGCGTGGGGGAAGATAAATCGGGGGTTTTATGTATTTTAGGGGTTTTAGTCTCATTAAAGTCATTAAAGTCATTAAAACCCCTACTTAGTTCAGTCCCACGAGTGGGTCGAAACAGTGCAATTGGCCTACCTTTATTGTTTTGATTTTTTACACCTTCTTGTTTTATAAGACCTTTTCTTTCTAATGCTTTAAGTGTTCTTAATGCTTTGTTTGAAGTTATATTTAGTTGATTAGAAATATCAAGTGTGCTTGTATATTTATCAGATTCAGCATTGTTAATTATCAAATCATAGACGTCACCCTGTCGCCCTTGAAGATTCTCTTCAACCTCTGCCATTCTTTCGGCTTGTATTGCAGCATCCCCATCGCCATGTGAAATCCATTTATTATCAGTAAGTTCAACAACAATTGAAGAACTAGCACCTCTACCCATACAAGAAACAGCAATTCTTTTATCTGTTTGTGAACTTTGTTCTGCGTTTTGTTTTAACCAATTCATTAAAATAGTTTGGTCAAAAGCTGCAGGTATAGCAGCACTACCACTTGAAGCAATAACTGCATTACCACCGAATACGGATTTTGTGGTGTGGTGCAGCATTACGCCAGTTACACCGTAATCTGCAGTTGCATCTTGTAGTTTTCTTATTGGTGCAGAAATCTCAGTTTTGTTTTCATCAAGACCCATTTGAGCAGTAACCGATCTAAGGGTGTCTACAAGCAACAGACTGTTTGGTCGTTTTTTACATTCAGATATTATTTTATCTATGCCCTCGTCATTTAACTGGATTCCAGAACCCTGTGACCACAATGCTATACGTTTATCAATTTTTATTTTACTTTCATTAGTTTTTTGGCATAAACCTTCTCTTAAAAATAATTTCGCCCATTGCTTATTACTTTGGTCGTTTCCAACAATAATCAAGTTGTCAAATTTATTTCTAATTGGTAAACCTAAAAATTCAGATTTATTATTTAAAACAGCACCACAAACACCAACAATAAGTGCTGACTTTCCAACTTTTGGCAATGCAGAAATAAGATTCCAACTTTGGTACATTAATATCTCACCCCAGACCATTGGGTCTTCGGTAATATCAATTTCAAGATCTGAAGTGACAGGTTCACTTATACCAAGTTTGGTACCCTGTGCTTTACAAATAATTCTGAAGGCAAAAGAAGAACTGATTGAATAATTAAGATCTCTTTGTGTCCAAAGTTTTAAAAGTTCAATTTGTCTTGTTATATCTTTTTCAGTCTTTATAACCCTGTCTGCGTATTGGTCTATAAGTTTTAGTTTTTGCAGATCTTCCTTGAGGATTAAGTCCTCTGGATTTACGGATTCGTTGAAGTCGTTTGGTGTAGAACTCATGTTCGGCTTGTTCTGGGTTGTATTGGTCATCTGAGGTATATACCCCAAGATTTTTTAGCTCCTCAAATGCTGCAGTTTGGCTATTGTTTCGTGGCTGTAATTCTTTCTCAAATTCATCCAAAGCTATATCACTACGTTCTTTTTGCATCTTTGAGTAATACCCAAATGCAGCTAGTTCCCAGTTAAATTCAGCAGGTGGTAATGAATATGGTACAGACTTTAATCGCCTGTAGCAATCTAATTCAACATCAAAGTCGGGTACAAAGTCATCCTGTGGTGTCAACATAGCCTTTAGTTTTTAAGGTTTCTTCAATGATTTCATAGACAACTGTACTGATTGACTTTGATTCAGAATTAGCAAAGTTAATTAGTGCCGTGTTAATTTGAGGTGTAAGTTTGGCCTGTATAACAGAAGTCCGCAATACAGAGCCTTTAGGTCGATTTGCCATAATAATTGCAGGTTATATAATCATAATACAATAAAATTAATTGTAAACCAATTAAAAGTGTCAAAATCAAATAATACTGAAATGAAAACCTTGTTAATGTAAGGGTTGACAGTTTTCAAAGACCTCTTTTTTGATATATATAGATGGTCTGTTATTCCAACACTTGGTTTCATATTTTAAATAGTTGTATTTTTTTAAAGTTTGCCCAAACAATCGACTAATTTCTTTGGGTGTGAACATATTGCTTTGATCTCGATACTGATCAAAATGCCCAGTACTGTCTGCATTAAAAGCGTTAGCACAAATAAGAATGGTTGGATTTGCTTTTTCTAACACCTCCTTTAAATGCTCTATAGGTCTTTCAAAATGCTCAAAGTACTCACTAGCAAAAGCGATTTCTATACATTCTTTTTCAGTCTCACCTAAAGAATCAATGAGACTGTAAGAATAAGCTTTGCTTAACGTCTCATTAATAGTCCATTGGTAAGAATTTTTTACGTTAGTAGCAATAACTTTATTGGGTAGTTTTTGTGTAAAAGATACGCTTGAAAACCCTATTCCGTTACCAAGATCTAAGACACTACCCTGACCTATATATTTTTTAAGATCAGGTACAAGTTTGGTGTTAAATATGTCTTTAATATATTTTTTGGCATAGTAATCGAAACAAACCCAAACTTCAGACAAGTAAATTTTCTCTGAATAAACTTCATAGTCTGCATAACCTAGATTTCTAAGTTGGTGGTACCATCTTTTCTCCAAATCAAGTAATTTCTGATGGGCTTTGTGACCTTTTTTGGTGTTTTCTTTTATGCAATACAAAGTTTCTAGTGCAACTTGACCTATACTTTCTGAGTCTGTGATGTTACAGAAGTCTAGTAAATAACAAAAGTAACCAAGACTTGACCGACTTTTTAAAGCGGCCAAGTCCTGTACTGTTTTCAATTCCCCTGAAGTCATGCTGTTGGTACAAGCATTTCAGATTCAAGGAAGTCAATAAAGCGTTTATTCATGTAAGCCCTAGATCCGTCAATTTGTGATTTAAAGGTTTTTTCATCCTTCACATCGTCAGCTTGGGTGCGATTATGTGAAGTGTACTGTGTCATTGCAGAAACAAGACCCCAGACATTACCCTGCCTTGAAGTTAAATTACCGCCAATCAAACCGCCATCAAGTATATTGTGAACAGTTTTAGTACGAAGTTGCTCTAGTTTTTCATCATCAAAGAATTTTTGAACCGCATCTTTAGCTCTTTTTAACTTGATTTCTGTGTTAATAAACCTGTCTTTCATGTCAGCGTAAGCCTGTGATTCTCTGACCGCAGATTCAAGAACAGGTGCCACATCATCAAAAGTCATTTCCCTGAGATGGTTGAAAGCATTATGCCTTTCTTTGATTTGTCTAGTCATTCCGTTGGTGCAGATTAATTCATTAAAAAGTACCATTACCTTTGGTGCTCTTGATTCTCCGTAGTAATCAGTTACAACCAACCAACTGTCAGTTTTATCCCCAACCTTGTCAAAGTTGTTGTTTTGTATTTGTGTAAGTTTTGATGCCATATAGAAGGTTTTACCTGCATCAAATGAACCGACAAGATCAAGGGATAATTCTTTGTTGCTTGCTTCACAGAAGTTACGGAAGTAATCTACAAAGACCTCAGGTTGAATACATTTTCTTCTTGAACCGAAAGTACCAAGAAGTCCGTCATTATCAGATCTGTGCCAATGTTGCACTTCGTTGAATGTTTTGCCTTTGTATTCATGTGGAACTCTAGTTACATCGAAGTTACATCCGATAGATTTTAGGATGTCCTCGTTTGACATAAATGAGTGAACCTCTGCCGCAGTACCTCTGAAAAGTTTTTGGTCAGATTTAGTTAGTTTTGAAGTAGTCATCTTGGTAGAATGTTTATTACCTTTTAATTGTAATACAATTATTAGTCTTTGTCACTTTTTCAAGTAACACTCAGTAACATTAAAGACCTCTTCTCCTGATCTCTGTTCTACTCATTACGTTTTCTTGTTTCTTGGTTTTTGCTCCGTATCTTTTTGTAGGTCCACCTTTCTCGTGGTATCTCATGGCAGACTTAATTCTTGACCTATCTATTGCTTTTGCTCTCAATTCATTTGGGTCTGCAGATGGGGTTATAATACTTTCCCAATCAATTGGTTCATCTAGTTTTTCTGCAAGACGCTTAGAAAGTCTAGTCAATTCAATAGGTGTTAAGTTTATGTAGATGTTGGCAAGGGTTGAATCTTTACTCATAACTGATATAATAGAAATAAGGTTGTGGTCATTACTTCCTTGTTTTTGTTTGTTAAATTACTTTTAAAAGAGAAGGGTGGTAGCTTCTCTTTTTTTTGTTTATTTGTAGGCGGTAAGGCGGTTCTGTAAAGACAGATTACTTACGCTTTGATGATAACAATAAGACCTAGTCAACCTACCAATAAGTACCCCTTTATGCTGCATCACCCCAAACGTCTTGCATAAGACATTCATATAAGTCCTTTAAGCCAGAATTATTTTTAAAGTTAACCTCAACCTCATCTGTAATTAAAGCCTGAGTTTTAGTTGGGAAATATTGAAGGAGGTCAACAATCCTTTGTCTTAATTCGTGGTCGTACATAATGCCTCAGCTTGGTTATATTAATATTATACCAACAATTGTAATACGATTATGGGTAGTTAATATAACTGTAACAATTGTAATATAATTAATCCTCCCAAGGTTGAAGGTTTACTGTAATAGTCCAATCAGCACTACAAAACTTTGAAGAATCCCACATATCAGTTGGTACTAGATGGTCGAGAATAATCCGATTGATTTCTTCAGTTGTTTGTTTGTTGAAGTTTTTTTCAAATTTTCTGTACCTTTTTTTAGCCATTTTTCTTCTCCAAGATAATGTTAAAAATTGCATTGATGGCTTCTTTTTTTGTAGGAAAAGAATGCCTTGATCTGTAATAGGCGGGACATCCAGAAGGGTCGTAGATGTCATAACCAGTACTGAAGATTGAGTCATTCATTGAATAACCATTAAGTCTTTGAAACATTACTCATCCTCCATATATTCATCATTAGTGTTGTTTAGTCTCTCGATAGCATCAGCAGTTGTAAAGTCGCCTTGTCTTACAAGAGTTAATAAACAATCAGTTAAAGCTTGGGTGCAGTTCAAGTCATACATCTGTGCGTATGTATCAACAAGTTTTTCAACCTGTTTGCAGTTTGCTGCATCCTCAAGTTTGATTTGTTCCTGAGTTTTTTGAGTGGTAGTGGTCATTTAACCTCCTTTGGTTACATTATTATTATACTAAAAAAAGAGGTCAATTGTAATACAATTAACCTCTTTGTAACACTACTGTAATAATTGTAATATCATTAGAAGTGAGCATAGTGAGTGTAGTTGTACTCAGTATTGCCTGCTTGTTTTTGCTCCCAGAAGTAATTTTTACTTCTGCGTACCTTATCATCAACAAGTCTCATTTTCTTCAGATATTCGCAATCATATTCAATGCCAAAAGCATTATATTGTAATTCAGAAAGCTCTCTGATTTTGTCTGCGTATTCTTCGAACTGGGTAATAACTTGATCATTTAACCAAAGTTTGTAATTGAACCAATTTCTGAAAGTTTTTGTTTCGTATCTGTGAAGAAAGGGAACGTGCCAATGACCTCTAACATCGCTGTTGTGCTTTTTCATTCGCTTTTCCCAATTGATCTCTGACATATACCAAAGATCTTTTTTCCTCATTTCATCGCAGCAGGTTGATTCAACCTTCAAGTCAGTTTGAAGTTCAATAAGAATTTTATTGAACTTATGTGCTTTTGCATCATAAGCATTGATAAGCATAACGATTTCTTCTTTTGTAAGAAGAACCTCAACCTTGTTGTTTGCTAGTGTTGTAGTCATTTAGACCTCCATAAGTGGTAGCCATTTAATTGTAATACAATTATTAGTATTTGTCAACCAATTAATTTAGTACTATGCTTGTGGTATTACATTTAACAGCATGGTGGCAATTAAAAGCACAGAATTACCTATCAGCGAACTTTCAGAATATGAGAAGAACAGTAGAACCCATAGTGATGATCAGATTAAAGCCCTTGCTGAAGCTATAAAAAGATTTGGTTTTACTCAACCAATCATCTGTGACGAGTCAAAAGTCATACTTGCAGGTCATGGCAGATATATGGCTGCAAGGCAATTAGGATTAAAGGTTGTGCCATGTAGAGTAGTAACATCCTTAACAGATCAAGAAAAGAAAGCATACATTATTGCTGATAATAAAATTGCAGAAATCAGCGAATGGCACGAAGAACACTTATTAGCAGAACTAAGCGAACTACAGGACTTTGATGCTGACGAAAGTTTGGCAGCATTGTTTGATCTAAACACGTTTGTAAAGACAAAAGCACAGCAAATATCAATAGATAAAATAAAACCACATCCAAAGAACTACAAAATACACCCACCCGAACAACTAGAGCACTTACAGCAATCAATCAAGGAAAATGGTATTTACAGGAATATACTTGTTGCCAATGATTTTACTATTCTTGCTGGTCACGGAATTGTTGAAGCCGCAAAGTTACTTGGGTTGACTTCTGTACCAATTTTGAGACTTGATCTCCCACCGAACTCCACCAAATCCATCAAAATTCTTACAGCCGATAATGAAGTTACACATTTGGCAGAGACTAATATGAGAGAAATGAGTGAACTATTGAAAGAATTGCTTGTTGAAGATGATTTACTTGGTACAGGTTATGACAAAGACAAGATCGAAAATTTGCTGATGGTGTCAAGATCAAAAGATGAAGTAAAGAAACTAGATGACGAAGATTGGGGTAACTATATGGACTTTCAAGCTGTAAAACCAAACCCAAAACTTATAATTAACTTCGAAAACGAAAAAGATAGAGAAGATTTTGGTAAATTTATTGGTGCAGAACTGACAGACAAGACAAAATATATATGGTGGCCATTTAAAGAAAAAAATAAATTTGCTCACCTTAATTACGTTGCAGAGGAATCTGATGAGTGACTCATTTTTCGATATAAAGAACTTAGAAGCTCTTTATAAAAGACCACCAGAAACAGATCCTATTGCTTGGGATGATTATATAAACGACCAAAAAGATGCTGAAAGTTTTACGTCTGTACCTGAAGCACCAATACAGATTGATTTTGAATTAAATGGTAGTTGCAATATGGCTTGTCCATTTTGCATTCATGGGATAGGTGGCGGTAGAACTGCTGAAAACATTGCATTAGATACATATAAGAAACTTATAGATGAAGCTGCAGAAATGGGTACAAAATCAATTAAATTAAACTACATAAACGAACCATTACTGCGAAAAGATCTTGAGGAAGCAATAGCTTACGCAAGATCAAAAGGCATAATTAATATTTACTTTGTAACCAATGGCTCCTTGTTAACCGAAAAACGAATAGATGCTTTATTACAAAGCGGTGTAACTAAGGTATTTATCAGTATTGATGCAGCAACTGAAGAAACTTACAACAAGCAAAGAAAAAATGGTCTATACAAAAAAGTGGTTGAGAATGTGAAGAGGCTTGTAGAAAAGCGAGATCAGTTAGGAATGGAGTTTCCAAAAGTAAGAGTTAGTTTTTTAAAAAATAAAATCAATGAACACGAAACCGAACTGTTTGAACAGCAATGGATAGGTATTGTTGATGTTATAACCTTTCAAACAATGAACAAAGTGCCGGGCATAGTTACTGGGTTAACTTTATTTGAAAACGAAAAACCCAAGCCTTGTAGCTTTCCAAACAAGCAATTAGTTGTAGATAGTTCTGGGGATATATTACCTTGCTGTAAATTATGGGGCAAAGAGCTTGCTATCGGTAACATCAAAGACATGACACTGAAAGAAGCATGGAAAAGTGGAAAAATGAAACAACTTCGGAAAGCTCACGCTGATAATAATTGGGAAATGATTTCAGCTTGTCGAAACTGTTTGTACAATAATGAGTAAAATTTTACCGAAATACCCAATATTTATACCAAGTCACAAAAGATCTGATGTTTGTCTGACTCCTAGATTATTTATGGAACATGGAGTTCCATTTAAACTTGTAGTCGATGAGACTGAGTATGAGAAGTATGAGAAGATATTTGGAACTGAAAGAATGCTACTTCTACCATTTCTCAATGATGGAACGTCAGCACCACCTCGTTCTTGGATTACTGATTATAGTCGCAAGCAAGGAGATCATAGACATTGGCAAATAGATGACAATATAAGATGGTTTTGTCATTTCAATGGCAGAACCAGAATACAAATACAACCAAATCTAGGTTTACGTCTTTGCGAAGAATTTTGTGACCAATGGAAAAATGTTGGTATTTATGGTCCATATTATTCTTTTTTGTCAAATGCAAGAATAACCCCTGTACCTTTCAGGAAAAATGTTCATGTTTACTCATGTATGTGTGTACTGAACAGTTTGCCTTTTAATTGGAGAGGTCCTTGGAATGAAGATGTAGATTTATGCTTACAAACTCTTGCTCATAAATACTGCACTATTGGTACCACTTTTATAACTCAAGAAAAAATGAAAACTATGTCTATGAAAGGTGGTAATAGTACTGCTTATCAAAACCTAGATATAAGAGCATTTGGTTCTAGAGCTTTACAACGCAGATGGCCTGACGTTGTAGAGCTTAAAAATAAATATGGTAGACCTCACTTTCATATAAAAAACAACTGGCGTATGTTTAAAGACATACCATTAGTCAAAGACCCAGATTACAAACCAAAATCTTTTAACATACAATTACAAGAAAAGTAATATGGCAAGATCTACTAAAAAAGAATTTGATGCAAGAGTCCGTAAAGTGGCAGGCCTAAAAGCACGTAATGCTAGTCGGTCTGAAATTGTGGCATATGGCACAAGGGAATGGGGGGTGAACAAAAGACAAGTTGATGTATATCTAGCAGAGGCAAACAAACTCATATCAATTGATTGGGAGATCGATAGAAGGCAATTCTCTGCAGAACTTTTATCACAATTAAGCACATTGGCTCAAGATGCTCGTAGAAATGGTCAACCTCATGTAGCTTTGGGCTGTATTAATACTATGGCAAAGATCAGTGGTGTAGTTAAATGAGCATACTAGATATGCAAGAAGGTGGAATACTTGAAAGTGTAAGTTCCTCTAACATTGACTGCGAAGAGATACTTAGACAAATAAAAAGCGACTTACATCCCGGTCAACTTGCTTTTGTAAATGATGAAGATACTGAAATAATAGGTTTATCAGCAGGTTATGGTGCAGGTAAAACTCGTAGTCTTTGTGCCAAAGCTGTTCAATTGGCTATGAGTAATCAAGGTTTTACAGGTGCAGTGATGGAACCTACTGCACCTTTAATAAGAGATATTTGGCAGAATGATTTTGAAACTTTTTTAGAAAATTATGGTATCCCATATACGCTAAGGCAATCCCCATTACCAGAATATTCTTTGCATCTGCCTGATGGGGAGGCGAAGATCTTATGTAGGTCGTTTGAGAACTGGTCAAGAATTATCGGTCTAAACTTAGCATGGGTTCTTGCAGATGAGATTGATACTGTCTCACCAAGCATTGCAGATCGTGCTTTTCCTCGTATTCTTGCAAGACTTCGTAGTGGTAATCAAAGGCAGTTTGGAGTAGCGTCAACACCTGAGGGTTTTCGGTGGATGTGGAATACCTTTGGCAGTAATGAAGCTAAAACAAAGACTGATAGACGACTTATAAAAATGAGGACTTATGATAATCCACACCTACCCGCCGATTTTATTACAAGACTTGAAGAGAACTATGAGTCTGGGTTGCTTCAAGCCTATTTGAATGGCGAGTTCTGTAACATAACAACAGGGGTAGTCTATTCACGCTTCGAAAGATCTACTCATGTTATTGAAGAAAGGCCAAATATAGAAAACGAACCACTCAGAATCGGTATCGACTTTAATATCGGTAATACTAACGCTGTGATTGGGCTTGCTATAGGTGATTCAATGACCATCTTTGATGAAATTAATGCTAGTTATGACACCGACACTTTGGCAAAAGAAATCAAAAGCAGATATCCGTTTAATAAAATATATATCTATCCTGACGCTTCAGGAGGTAATAGAAGCACAAATGCTACGAAAACCGACATCCAAATACTTGAAGGCTACGGATTTTTAAATCAATCCGCAGCTTCAAACCCACCTATAAGAGATAGAGTAAATTCTGTACAGCGATTAT